ATAGGGTATGCATAGGGTATGCATAGGGTATGCATAGGGTATGCATAGGGTATGCATAGGGTATGCATAGGGTATGCATAGGGTATGCATAGGGTATGCATAGGGTATCGGTTCCCGCTTCCAGCAACGGGTAAAAAATATTTTCTCGGATTTTCAAAAATTTTCACTCGAATTTTTTGAATTTTTGAAAATTGTCAAAAATGTGCAAAAATTTTTCTCCGATTTTTCTCGATTTTTTGAAAATTGCAAAAATTTGTCAAAAATTCGGGAAAATATTTTTTTTGATTTTTTGAAATTTTCACTTCACCAGCAAAATTATGATGGCGACGGCTACGAGGCCTACCACGATGCCAGTTGTGAACCCACGTCTCCATTGTAAACTGGCGATCATGCGTTCGGTCTCCACCTGCAACCTAAGAGTGTTGACCTTCTGTTCGAGTACAGCCTGATATTGTCTCATATGGCCGATATGTTCCTCAGCCTTCTGTAATGCTTCGAGGAGTTTGGGAATGTACACATCCTTAATCTCCTCGGCGGCCATTTTACCCTCTTTGTATCGCTCGGTTAGCTCTTTCACCTCAGTCCTCAGTTTCAACCACTCCTTCTCGGACTTGTACATAACTTCCCGTAGCACCTCAAGTGTATCATTCTGCATCTTTAGCGTGCGTTCCAGCTCCGCACGTAACAGCGACACGGTTTTGGCCTCCCCACGATTATATATCCAGAGCAGGATTAAAATCACCACACAGGTAAGTATTATTCCAGCACTTATCTTCCACATGCTACCTCCTTAGTACCTCAATGATTACAGTCAGCAAGGTTACGATAAGCGGGATAAGTACGACCAGCAATATAGTCTGTATTTTACTTAGCATACTGATTTTGTGCTCCAGTTTATTCACTTTTTTGTGTGTCTTCTCAGCCAACTCATAGACGTCCCGTAAGGTGATCTTTTTGATGATAGCTGGTTCCTGTGGGTATTGGCTCATGTCACGTTTGTGCCGAGTATTTCACCTTCACACTTGTGGCATCCCCCATACTGGTAGGGTTGAACCTCACATACCTAATCTTACGGTCAACTTGTGGCTGTATACCGCTATTTCCCGTGCCTGTCCACGATGCCACATCTGTCCAGTTAGATCCATCCTGGCTGATCTGCATCACCACCGTCACGTTAGAAGTGCTGGCGTTCGTGAACACCTCCCACGTGTGGAACCTCAACCCTTCTACCTCTATTGGCTCGCTGGGGTTGCCGTCGCTGATGTCGAGCTCCATTGGTATCAACATCCAGCCCACAATCCTGTAGTTCACGTCATAGATTGGTTCGTACGTTCGTACCATATTTCCTCCTTTTTTATAGTGCTTCGTCTTCAAACATCTCCAGCACTGTTATTTTAGCTTTGTCTCTATTGAAGTCAAGCACCACATTTATTACTCTACCACGCAGAAACGTCATCAAGAGCGGATTACCTTGCACGATACGCTGAGCATCCGTAAATTTATAGTTCCAGATATATGCCTCCTCTACAATACCATTGAGGTAATGCGTATCATCCGTACCTAACCGTCCGATATTAACATTGCTATCAGTTGGATAGACGATATTTCCCACATCATCTATGGAACCCACAAGCTCGTCGTCAACATAAAAACTACCCCCTTCCCCCGCTTTATATGCAAGGATTAGCCATTTGTCTTCATTTAGTGTAGCATCCACATTTGCGGTTGCTGTTCCTTTATCACCCCAAATACGGGCAAAGAATTTATTCACCGTACCGTCAGAATAGAGGTACAAGTGGTACCCACTATCATCATTATCACCACGATGGATGAGCCATTGCGACCTGTTTTGCTCTAATACCTTTACTTTGATAGCTATTGTAAGCGCATCTGTTATTTTTGTTCCTCTGTTTGAGGCATCCACATACGCATCGGAGCCGTTGAGCCTCAACCCTTCGTCTACCCACTCGTAGCCACCGTACAGCCGTCCATTATTGCCCATGCGTGAGTAGTCACCAGTCCACTTACCCCAACCCTCCTCGAACCTGAGTGCCAGCCTCACCGTCTCATCCTGTATAGCTATCAAGTCACCAACCTCAATTCCGAGAGCATCCGATAACGGTAGTTCAATCGTGAATTTACGGCGTGGTCTCGTAAGCCATTTGAAGTACATGGGCTGTGCGTGGATGTGCTTATTTAACTCAGTATCGTCCACACAGTAGAAACGCTGCCACCACGGGAGCTCAAGCCTAAACTCCTGTTTAGCTCCCCAATCGTATGCACGTTGGCAACGTTCCGTCCAGTCATCCTCTGGTATATCAGCAGGTAACCAATCACTAATGAGAGGGCTGACCTTATTATATCGCTCAGCACCATCGTATTCACGGCTTTGGAACGCAAACTTGTAGTACCTAAGCGGTATTGTCTCCACCTTTAGTGCCTCGATGCTGGATGGTGATATAACCTTGTACTTCGGGTTAGCTGTATCCTCCTTGATAGCATTCATGATGTGTGCTTGAAAGTCACCATACGGCGTAGTCCCTATGATACTGCGTGTGGCAATCGCTATGTCACGGACAACGTCTCCCTTCGTGCATTGCTCTGTTACCTGTCCAGCCAACCTCTTATCCGAGAGTTGGTTCTTCCATTCATTGATAGTGTCCAGATCGATGCGTGCATCACAATCCTTAGCTGGTACACCTGCGTCCGATATGAAGTAGTCAGTTGTCACGAAAATACCCAGATCATTGCGTGCATAGTGACAGAGTATCTCATCCAACGTTTCAGCGTAACGTGTTATGTCAGCTGTTACGTCACCACATTGCTTGGCAAGCGGTTTAGTTGGATGTTTAGTTACAGCATTCAACCTACCGAATATCCAGCCTACGTTATTACCAATTGGCTCCAGAAATCCCTGTGGCGTGGGCTTATAGATGCTGAAGTCCACCTCATATATTCTTATGTGGTACGTGGTCGCTTGATCCCGTGCATTCTCGGTGTGTGCAACATATAGGTACTTCTGGGTTAGATCTTTTGTTAGCGGTGGCGTATATAGCTCAAATTGCTGTTGTGAGTGCCAATCACTTATCTGGTCAGTATTTGATAGCTTCACATCTCTGGCCACATCATGGAACCCACAACCATAGATTGTCTCATTACCTGTTATTTTCTGGGGAGTTAACCAATATTCGTCGACTTCCCCCCACCACACTCTATGCCGTTCGTTCTCAGCACACGATACTATCAAGGCATTTATCCAATGATGTGGCTCCGACGGATCGGTACATTCATAATGTGTGTGGTGCCTCCAATATGTACGCATCTGTAGCCAATGATAAGTAACCGCTGACGTCTCAGTAGGATACCATATAGAAAATCGTGTATATTCCGAAACTACATGCACACGAAGTACCCAGCCTGGTTTCCATTCTTTCAACTTAGTATAAAGACCTAAGCAATGGTTAAAAGTTCCTGAACCCTTTGACCCTTCGTTACAGTGAGAAGTTGCCAAATCTGCATCCAGTAATAACTCTGCATCTCTATTCCCCCATAGTGAGCCGTCGTAGATAAAGCCATGTGGATCCTCCAATAGTGAACCTTCAGGCCTGTGGATAACACTCTCATACACGGGCTCAAGACGGATAACTTCCAACCCCACAATGGGTAGATAATGCCCTCTGATTGTAAATGGCCCGTCGGGTCTATTTTGTACTTCGGTGAGTGGCTCCATATCATCTTCCTGGAAGTCATACTGTATATACTGTGCTAAGTACCCAAACGGCCATGTCCAGGGTAAGTCGAACCAATGGTTGCAGGTACCTCGATTGAACACGGTCTCATAATCAGCATCATAACCCCACTTCACTTTGTAATTCTTACAATGTGCTATCATGTTGATAGTTGCCCCGATAGTAGAGGCTTTGTCTGCTTCACCTCCCACTATCACATTTGGAGCGTCCAGATACACCAATGTGGCGTCGTAATATGTGTTATATGTGTCCCAATCGATCCACGGTTCCTCAGTCTCGTACCATGTGGTATCATGCAAGCATTTATTGCGGAAGAACCGTGCCTTACCACCACAACATAGTGTACCTGCAGCCCCTTTGTAAAGCAGGCCATATGTGATTGGAAATACTGCATCATCGGCAAGCCCACCACCTTCTGCAGGTTGCAGGAAATCATATAATGCGGGGTCGTCCTTATCCATCAGAGCCTTATCACGGAACCTTATCATCAACGTCTGTTCAGCCGTTATCTTCCACCAACCCTGGCCATACACCTCCTCCACCTCTGTCACACGGCCACGAAATACGAGTAGCAAGTCATCTTCTGTGGGTTCAGGTATCCCAGTACCTGTCCACACCTCTCGATAGTACAGGTACACGCTCACACCACGATTATATAGCCTGCTACGCTTTATATTAGTTTCCGTGACCATGAAGGTGATTGGCTCACACTCAATTAACCCTGCTGGTATATCATTTACATCCACTCCCCAGACGATTGAACTGAACTCTTTTACTCCTGTGTCGGCAACCTTATCTCCAATCTTCACAGGCTCGGTTGCCCATGCATGGATCACACGGTCAGGATACCTATTTTCCCCCTGCTCATCAATACATACAATGATTATCGGTGTCTTCAGCTCAACACCTGACCAGCTTGCAGGTAAATCCCTCATGCCAAGTACCTAAACGTGAAGGTTACCTCTCCTTTCAGCCCTTCACGGTTGTAGCTCGGGTCTTCCGTGATGTAGCCCACCTTCTTACCATCTCCCCAGTCGATTGCTATCTGATGGTCTTTATGTTCCTCAAGGAAATCCAGCAACGTGCTTATGTTATCCCAATTATCCACAAATTTCAAACGCACTTCATGCCACACCTGCCCGATAGCTGTGACTTTGGCCTCACCACTCCATAACTCATGTACCACACGTTTGCTACGTAGCCGTCCTTCGATTGGCTCAGCAACCCCCCACACTTCCACATCAGGTGATGTGCTGGATGGATCACTATAGAGGCTGGCCATATAGCACCTCCACCTTGTGTGTTAGTCTCCTCCGCTTGATGCACACATACGGCCGTGTGGCCTCGAATGTCACAAACAGGCTATCGGTTATCGAGCGCAACACAATCGCCACGTGAGTTTTGAACCCACGTGGCTTGTATGGATTAGTTGTCACCCAGAACGCTATCGCCTGTGGTAGTGGTAAAGTGTCGTGCCATCCCAACCCCCGCAGATACATGTATTGTCCATGTGCCGTACGTGGTACGTACATGCCATGCACTTCCTGGAAGTACCGCTGTACGAGTGCCGAGCAATCTATCCCCCGATACCCCTCACCTCCGTAAAAGTACGGCGTGCCTGCATACTTAGCTATGAAGTCTCCCAGCGAGATGGTCGCTAAAATAAATAGTATCATCCCAACGGCTTCGTAATCGCTAATGCAATAGCAAGCACCACCAACCCCATGAATATGGCAAGGGCTATCGGGTTGCTACGGATCACCTCGAACCAGTCGTGGTCAGGGTCGAGGTAGTCAAACAACGTGAACCCCAGTATCGTAGCGAACAGCACAAGTGCCAGAAGCATTGTGTTCACCAGTAACCAGTTGACGTTGTGTGTGAGGGTTGCAAATATGAAGCCCAACACGTACAGAAGTACACACACAATCGCCACGTAAATTATGCGTCGCTTCATGTTACCTCCTTCTTAGCTCTTTTTGTATGAATTTTTTGAACTCATAGCGGTCAAGCTCCAACGCACGGAGTATCGCCTCAGTATCCACCTGCCCAGAGACTACTACCTGAGGTTGATAGACGATCTCATGGCCACCAACTGGATACTCCATGTTCAGCTGTTCCAGAGCTGGTAACCCAATATGTTCAACCACTTCTTTGCGGACAACGTACTCACCACGTTCAAGCTCATACATACCTGAGTGCTCAATATAGCCACCAGTATGCCGAGTACCCATCAGCATGTTCTTGTATCTCATATACAACGCATATATACCAGCTGCAGAAAACATAGCCACCGCTACACCAGCAGGTCCCATCACACGTACACACCACTGGATTAGTGAAGCGATAGCTGATACGATAGCTGCAGCTGCAGACTTCAGGAAACTTATTGTCGCTTGTGCGTTCGTGGTTAACGCCTCATAGACAAAATGTATCATCTGCCTGCGTATGGATCTATGGAGACGTTCCCAGATCTCCCGTTGTTCCTCAGCCGATTTACCTGCACTCTCGGCAATATCAAGATACGTATCGATTACCTGTGCTCCTATACCTCTTATGGTATACACAAGTTGTGTAGCTACAACGTCTGTTTTCTCAAGTTCCTCCTTCGCTTCACGTAATTTAGCCACATACAGGGCTAATATTTGAAAATCCCATACACTGGTTAGTGCTTGTTGTAGTTGCTCAGCCGTTATAAGTCCATCTTTATATGCCTCCCAAATATTCTCAAGTGCCTCGACACCACGTCTACCCATAGCCTGTATCTGTAACCCTGTCACATATGTCTGAGCGTTCCAGATACCAGTCTCATAGCTTATCTCAGCCAACAACTCAGGTACACGTTGTAGGTCACGTGCCTGTAAGCTTTGCAGGGTCTTTTGGTAGGTGACCGTGAAAGTGTTAAGCTTCAACGTGGTCTCATCTATGCTGGTGCCCATGTTCTGGAACATCTGGATCACCTGCTCCTTAGTAATCAGGCCATCTTCCAGCTGTTTATTTAACATTTGCAACGTATTGATAAGCATAAGAGCATCCTGGCCACTTTTCACTATTGAGGTACCCCAGCGTTGCACAAGGTCAATGTCTATGTTATGCTCGAAAGCGAACTCAGCCAACCTTTTAGCTGCCTCTTCCAGCACATCAGGCTCTATCGCCTCATATGCAGAACGTACGGCAGCACCGAACTCCGATATATCCTGTATACCAGTATCTGTGGCTTCACGGAATTTCTCCTGCTCCTCACGTGCCCGTTGCAAGGCAGCTTTGAGAATCTCCAGAGCTTGTGAACCTTCGAAAACTTTCTCTCCATACCAGATCAACACTTTACCTTCTTTATCAACCTCAATTCGAGTCGCTCCAAGTACATCTTTAAGCCTGGTTAATGCTTCAAAGTGTTGTAGCTCATATGCTGTCGTTTCATCTACAGTTTTTTGTACCACTTTAAGGTTATCCGCTACGGCAGTAAACGTTTGTATATTTTCCTGCAACTTCAACGTAACTCCATGTATACCTTTTTGTGCCTCCTGAGAAGATGATACAACGTCTCTTTCCATTAGACTACGTAGATCCTGTATCGCCTGTTCCAGCTGTTCCACACGGTCGCCAGCAAGCTCCGCCTCTTGCTGTAGTAATTGCAAAGATAGTGGTGCTATGCGGTGCTCTATCTCCTCACGGAACCTACGTGCATGCCTATATGCCGAGTAAATTGCATAGCCGACACCTGCAATGGTAGCGATAACACCTGCCCATCCGAGAAAAGCGGTCGCCGTACCCAGAGCCGTAACCCTCAACACCTGTAACGTCTGGATTAGTGTGGAAAGGTTGCGTACTATCTTGTATATCACCGCAGCTCCTAATACAGCTCCCAACACATACCGCAATCGCCACAAGGCACGCATGAACCCGATGACTCCTGGCACAACGGTTGTGGTGACGAAGTTAGTGAGTTTCGTCAATACACTCACAATGGTGTTCACGGTGTCCTGTATCACCCCCTCAATCCTCCAACGTTCCCACGTCTCCTTGATGCGTTGCAATAGATCTTTGATTGCCTTCATCCAGCCTACACCTATGTCCTTCTGGAATTCCCAGAAGTACGAGCGGATGAGCTCAACCATACCACGATATGTATTCTGGTAGCGTTCCATAGCACCTGCATACTTCTCATTGAATATCATTGCTATTGTGGCGGCTATGACGTCACGTGAGGTCTTTACGGTTATCTCACGTACCCTGCCCATGCGATCTTTCCACATGAAGTACGTACGGTCACCTTCACGTCGCATATCAATCCCGTATCTACGTAGCACCTCAGTCTGTCCCACAATACCTGAGATAACGGCCTGTGCTGCGGAGGTTATGTCCTTCCCAAATACGGCAGCTGCGTCACCAAGCTGGCGTAGGAATTTCGTCGAGTTTATACCGAAAGCTTCCAACATAGTAGCGGCCTCAAGTACTCCTGGTGTGGTGAACGGTGTACGTGCTGCGAAATCAATCAGCTTAGCCAACTTCTCACGTGCAATATCCACCGAATTCGTGAGCGTCGCAAGTGTAAGCTCCCATCGCTCCATGTTCTCACCAGCTTGTATAATGGATCCGATCAGTTGGCGTCCAATATAGAACCCAGCGAACCCCGCTATTAGGTTACGGAGATTAAAAATAGACCTGCCAACAGCCGAGAATTGGCGTTGTAACCTCTCGGTCGCACTTTGCATCTGGCGAGTGGATTGTACGGCACTTTGTGGTAGTTGCTTGATACTGACGTTTACCGCTTTCAGGGCTTGCAAGGCCTTACCAACATCTCCCTCGATGATTATTACACTACGTGGCATTACAGTACCCTTTGTCTGCGTTCATGCAAAAACTTAGCTATTATGCGGATTATCTCCCAATGTTCAGCCTGTGATAATTGACCCAGTAGTGGATGTACCTTGAGAAGCTCTATCACGTCGCTCCAGTTCACGGTTACCAGTTGTGCCTTCTTTATCATGTTGCCCACCTTCCGCTCCACACTTGTGAACCCGCAACCCGATAGCACTACACTTACGACTTCTTTGACTGCCTCTTGCCACTCGTCTCCTGTGGTTTCGGTGGAGTAAAATTTATGTCACTCCTGCTTAGTAGCTTAGCGCACTCCTCGCTTGTAAGGTAATTAGTAATAAAGCGTGCCACATCGTTGATAAGCTCAGTAGGTAAACCCACCATGTACAACCGCCAATTCTCACGGCTAAATTGTGGTGTGGTGTCGGGGTTGGGGAACTCCCAGTCAAGCACCAGCTCACCTATAGCCTCCCAATCCATCACGAACTTACCAGATTGCTCCTGAACGTAAGTTACGAGCCGTGCTAAACCCGTAGGCACGAATTTCAGCTTAGGTAGGTCGATCACTACAAGTTTGTACCCGTACCGCTCAAAGATGCGGGTAGGGTATGGATATACTGGCTTAAGCATGTTATCTCCTTCTTATTGCATCTATCCAATACTTTCGTAAAGCCTCTCTTTTCCTTGTCTCACTAATCAATGCCTTACCTGCCCAGACCAGAAACACTTCAAAGACTACCAAAATCCCCAGAAACACAGCCGTCCAAAACTTTGCCGATGTCCCAAATCCCATATCACCTCCTTATTCCGTTCAAAAAGGCCAGAAATCCCCATATCACAAACAGCCCCAGAAGCACAAATAATGCTATACCCCAGAACATCACCACGGCTGTGTAACTTCAATCGTATAGGTGACCGTTAGAATTCCACTATCAGGGACTTCAACGGCTGGGTCGTGTACGTTTCGACATACAAGCACGCAACAGTAAGCTGTACCTGGAGTACCAACTTTTCCTTGAACCCCTGTTTCCCCTATGTAAATGGAGTTTCCGCTTTGATTTTCGAAGTGTCTTTCCATGATTGTGCGCCACCCTGAGGCGGTAGTTTCGTGCTGATGAGGTGATTGTTCTTTGTATACCATTTGTCCTGCTCCTGTTCCGTGACTGATTTTCGCTTCAAGCTTATAATCGTCGAGAGTGACTGGTGTAGTACCAGTTCCAATCACAATTCCTTTTCCTGCCTCACCGTAACCACCTACCCAGTCTTCATCGAGGTTCCATATTGACCATACATCACTTGTTCCTATCCAATTTCCATTTGTTGCTCGTAGTCTCAAGTCCATATCCGAATTATTAGGAACAAAGCCAGCGTGTGCTACCAGTATCTTGTAATAATTTTTAACCCAGCTATGCCCTCGTTCCCGTCGCTTGTGAATTACCTTTCCTCTCCGATCACGTACCTCGAACCCGATATAAACTTTTGGTGCAAATGGCTTCAGTTTCTCTATTATATCCATCGCTTTAAATTACTCAGTTTAGCTTACGGTCAACTCAGCACTTTCCGTGCTTTCGGGGATCACACCTGTTTCACTCTCGTCGATATTAATTTTCGGTGGCACGTAAACATCCAAACTAACCTGTAACCCTCCAATAGTCAATTCAGCTTGATACGCAATATAGCCATATGCGATAGTCTTCAGTTCTGCTGTTATCTCAGGTAACTCAGGCTCGACGTAAGCAACTGGTAGCACTATCCTGTATCGGTCGTTTAGCCAGAAAATAAGGCTTTTCTCCCCTTCGGAGAGTGGGTCAACGTCTGGTGTAAGCATAAACTTACCGCTTATGTCCACATTTCTATTCACGGCTTTCTGGATGGTGCCTTTTAGCCCACATGGTGTTGCCCAATCACGTCGCAAATGTAGCTCCCAACCCATGCTATTGTAGTCCACGTTCTCAATAGTGATAGCTTTTGATGTAGCATCTTTGTGAAAGTAACAGAATTGCCCTTCCAGTTCCTGTAGTGTCCATGTCCCTTCTTCTTTTGAGATGCCGATGCCCACAAGTGCCAACTCACTTGCATTCGGTTTATACACAATATCCAACCCCGTTATGAAAGATAGGAACTTATAGCTTCCACCAGGCCACATGAAGATTACGTCCAGCAACGTATCAGTTGGCTTTATTATGCCGTCTTCTCCCCAAATCCATCCCAAAAGCACACCGTTGCTTAAAAATGCCGTATGGAGATAGGTACGTATTTGCCAACGCCATAACCGATAGATTTCTATACCCTTTTTGAGGCCTAATCGATAGCAATCCTCCGTATTGCGTTCCTCCCGCAAATAACCACTTCGTATAGGAATACGGTATGGTGTATCCCCTAACAACACTCCTACATCCCAGTCCCTACCGTGTATCCACATTATGTGGAGCTCACCTTGCTGTACTTAATGTAGAATTCAGTCTGTCCCTCAGCTATAGCTGATGGTGCACCTGTTAGCTCAAGTGGCACAACACCTGGACTTCCAACGTGGTCGGTATAAGCGTGAAAGATAACGTCCTTCAGGAAGATCTCAAGGCTGTATGTGTATCCTCCAGCTGTACGGGAAGCGGTTATGGTTACGTCTTTAGGTGTGTGGTTCTCCGCATATCCAATAAGTGTCTCCTCAATACTCGTGATACGTGGAAAATGTATCCTCAAGCTCACCTCTAACCATGCGTTGCGTTCGGGTTCCAACATTTTATCGCTATTAGCGTACATGTCAGTTATGAGGTTGTTGTTGATTGACAACTCGAAGCTGTCGGGGTTCACCTCGGTACCACCAATGTTCACCGTTAAATCTATGAACGTGATAGGTAGCAACGTTGTGGGCAACGCATTCGGTGTATCACCCGCCCCATGCTCACGGCCTACCACTTCAACCGAGTACCTCAGTTCAGCACCTTTCTCACCTGAAATCGTGAGCGTGTTAACCTTCACCCCCAGAAACTTAGCTATGCTACCAGATTTCGGTTTCAACCTCAATGTACCGCTGGGCAACGTCTTGGCAGGGTAATACGTGTGTTCACCAGTACCCGATGCCTCACCACCAAGCGCAAGCTCCAACAACGTACCCAACCCCGCAAGCTTACCTTCGGTATCAGCGGTATCGAAATACAGCAACCCCTCAATTGAACCAGTTACCCGCCTAAGTCCCGACGTATCGTACTGCGTGGTGAGTTTACCACGATTGAGTATCTCAGCACGTATCTGGTCGAGCTCAGGAGTTAGACTCTCACTTAGTATGGGTATAGCATCGAACGACCCAGCTTCCGACCCATATGTTGTCTCTTTCCCTATATCGCAAAGTGTATCAAAGCCTAACCTCGCCATTTTACCTCCAGTTTGTTATAAATAAATCAAGTTCTGCATAATGTAACAAAATCCCTGCCCGCTCATCCGCTATTATATTTGGAGCAGGGATTGGTTTATAAATGTACATCTCTTTATCTTCAACCTGTAAGACTGGAGTGTGGTTGAACTCAGCTCGTATGCGGTCGATCAGGTGCTGAAACTCCACGTACGATTTGTTCTTATCGTCCCAACTGTACCAGAGGATTAGTTTATAGTGGTGCACGTCCTCAATCTGCTGGTTGGTTGACCAGTTGCTGTCTATCTTCACACGTGCAATCTCAACGGCGTTGATTTTCTTACTACCAGATGGCACATAGTACTCCTGTAGCTCCTTATCTGAGCGTGCGGCTCGTGGGTACGTGTGGATGACACCGATACCACTCACATTCTGTAGCCTCAACTTTATAGCTTCCGCAATCTTACTATACACCTCGCTCATTGCTCGGTTATGGCTCGCTGCACTGCAACGTTTAGGTGCTCAATATCAGGTATGATGTCGTGCCACACACTATTCAGCACGTAACGGCCTGGTAACCCACGTCTACCGATAGCACGTGCCACAAGGAATGCTACATGTGGTGCTTGTTCACGTGGGATACCGAGTTTACGGCGTACCCACAAAATCAGGGCTGTATATGGTGGTGGTCGTCCTGGTCGCCTACCGTACTCAATCACATCCGCATACTCAACGTGTGACCCAACATGCACCACAATTCTACTATTTGGCTCCACAATGTACGGTCGCATCTGTAAGCTACGGCGATACAGCCCTGTGTAAACAGGTGCCCGTAAGCGAGCGAGGCCAACCGCTTTCATGGAGATGTCCCAGATACCACGATAGAGTACCTCCCACACTCGGTCGATATTGTACGTCCCTACCTTAGCCGTTATCTTCAGCACCTTATGTCACCACAGATTTGTAGAATGGCCTGTAATCGAGTACCGCTATACCCCACACGTGACGTATCTTGATCTCTATCTTGTCACTCTTAAACATGCTGTACGCAGTAGCGGCATCCGAGATGAATAGCTCAGGATCCTGTTTACCGTTAAGGAAGTCAACCTCTATCGTGTCGTAGACCTTCGGGTCTGCCATCAGTACCCAATCGTCAGCATCTGTGAAGTGCTCGATCACCACGTACTGGAGACCCCATTTCTGGGCAAGTCCACGGGATACACCGATGTCGGGGCCTTCCGTACCACCACCAGTTATTGGTGCTGTGCCGATGATCTTCTCTGCTGTGTTCTCAAGCTCCACAGGTATGAGCAGGTACTTAGGTACTATACCAAGCCGATCTCCTTCGATATTTGTTTGTTTGAACATCGCCTGACGTGCGGTTTTCAACGCATCAATCGAAAGTGCCGAGTTACCGAGGTTGCCATGGTCAGCACAGAATAGGGATTTGCTATCGTAGATGGTTGGGTTGTTTACAAAGATGTCGAACACCGCCTTATAGAGTGTCTTGGCTGCAAGGATACCGAGTTTCTTAGGTATGTCACGCAGGATGCGAAGGTCGTCATTGACTGCTGCCTCCCATGTCCATGTCTCGATACCACCACGTTTCGATACCTGTATCTCTATTGGTCCTTCCTTGCTGGGTGATGTGAGTGCCTGATAATCGTTACCTTCGTTCACCACAGCAAGTGTACCTCCGTAGCCACCAACTCTGGTGTACTCTTTCTTACGGAAGTCGGTTGCCGAGCCTATCTCGCTCACCACCAGCTTCCACTTGTTCAGGTAATCAAGCTTGTAGTATTTCAGCAACGCACGCTTCAATGTAACCGTGAACAACGTGCCAAAGCTACCAGTTGTAATTGCCTCCTCGAAGCGGTTTTCATCAGCTGGATAACCCAACCCTGGAATAGATCTCTGGCGTATCTCGGTTGCCAGCTCACTCCATATGCCACGTGCTATATCGACAGGTGTCAACCCGAATTTACCCGTGAAGTCCTGATATGCCTCGTGGAGTGACGAATACCCGCCTTCCTCACCTACCAACATTTTATAGAACCTCTCGGCTTTCTTTTCTCTCGGATCAGTCATGCTGAACGTGGGAGATATAACACCTACTTGCCGTGTTTGTGTGGCATCAACAGCTTCTACGATATGTGAGATGTACCTGTCGGCTTCCTCAGGTTCCATGTTGGAGATCTCGGCCTCAACCTTGTCTTTCACCTTATCTGGGAGTTTGTCGAGTTTGGCCTTCACCTCCTTCATCTTAGCTTCACGTATCTCAGCCCTGAGTTTAGCGACCTCGTCCACAATCTCTTTGAGTTGTTCGGTTGTTTCACCCATCGCCTGTTTAGTCTGTTGTGCCTGCTGTTGTGCCTGTTTAGCCTGTTCCTGTGCCTTCATCATCTGTGTCCATAGTTGTACAATCTTCTGGACACTCTCCTCAACCTTCTTCCACGTGTCGTCCGATACTTCACCCCAGTTTATACCCTCAACCCCCAATGCTTCTAACACGGGGGCAAGCATATCCTGAAGTTTCTTCCTATCCATGTTACCTCCCTTAAAATCTCTTTCCCCTTTCTTAAGGGTTGGTTGTTTTATAGCCTCTAAAAGTTCCAAAACTGCTCCCCCAGCTGCGGGGTTCAACACCAAGTCCACGCCATGGACTTGGTCTATGCTTTCAACACGCCAACCTTCAGCTTCACGTATCTGGCGACCTGTTACACGGTGAGAGAAACCGAGTATGTTCATCATCAGCTCAGGCTTGTTTTGCCTCTTAGCTTCGTCGTACAGCGTAACTAACTGCTCACGGATGACGGGGTTGGTGACAACGAACTCACCAGTTACACCTTCACCTTTCTCACCGTTGGGCTTCGTGAAGCTCTCATAAGCAATGTGTTCAAGGTAGCCAGCAAGGTCACCAACACCTACCACACCGAATGGACTTTCTTTAGGTACTGGATGTTCGCTACCACGTGGTGCGAATACACGTACACCTTCGTATTTAGGAACCGCTTCCTGTAACACCTCTTTTGGATAGTACCGCTTGTTGGCACTCCAACCTTGCTGTATGATGACCACCTTCCAGCGTTTACCACGTTCATTGGCCTCCAGTACCGTGAACGGTGCTTTAGCTTCATACGTGCCTTGTGCCTGTAGTTTCTCAATCGCCTGTTGGATCTCAGGTTCGATGGCTTCCTCCTCCATACCCAGCTTCTCACGTACATACCTGAAAAGCTGATAAGCCAACGCCTGTACGGCTGCATGTCCATGTTGGCCAGCACGTGTGATGGCTGCACGAATACCATCGTACCAGAGTTTTAGCCTACCATCGCTATCGATTTTGGCGACGGGGAACTTCCACGCCTCTTTAGTTTCTGGGTCAGCACCTGGTTCCTTAGCGAGGTGACACTTAGCATATACGTCCCAACCCTTCTGTTCGATTATCTTGTTACCATCATCGGCTGTGAAGCTCCAACCAGAACCTGGCTCCTTTATTGGCAACCGCTTCAAAAAGTCGAGGTGCCCACGTTGCGCTATCAACGGCATGTCAGCTCCTTCTTACTTTTTCTTTTTCTCTTTAGGCTGTTCAATCGCTATCACAACGTATCCCTTGTCTGCACCACACCAACCAATATCGAAATGGTAAACCGTCTTATCTGGATGTGTCTCCTCCCAGTAGTTGCGGATGTCGGCCTCTGTCTTCCCGTATTTCTTGAGTGCCTTCTTTAACTTCTCCTGGACTGCCTGCGGAAGGCTTTTCATGCTACCTCCTTTTGGGTGAGGGACTTTCCCCTCATAATCGCCACGATACACCGTGTACCCGTCAAACGGGTAGATGGTCACATTAAGCTCCGTAAAATCCTTGTGCTTCTTCATATTCACCTCCTTCCTCTCTATTGCTATGTGGGCAACGGGATTTGTCAACCCTTAAAGTACAAGCGGTATCAATAAATCGGGTTGCACCTCCTCGGTTGGCTCCAGAAGTACATATCTAAAATTACCGACACGCTCAATATGCGTGATACGATAAAATCCTGATACTCCGACTTCACGTTCGGCCTCGTAGGCAATTCCACGATAGACATATCCACGTATACGTTGAGGGTTAATTACAAAGATATACGTGTCACCGAAGTTTCGTGCTATGTTTAAGTCGTATGTAAATGGTGTTAGCGAACATTTAACTATCTGGCCAATCTGTAATGGAATAATAGGTTCGCCTGAAAGTATTGGATAATTACAACCGCGGTATATTGTGCTTTCGAGATTGACTATGCGAGTAAGTTGTTCTTCCCATATTGAAATGGCTTCTCCCATTACTCTATCATCTGTAGCGAAATATAGCAGATTACGTGTTTGTAATTTGCGTTCTTGAACGAATTTTTTAAAAGTCGTATATGCACGTGCTACAATATTATTCAGGTATTTTAAATATTCCGCAACATCTCGCTCAGCTAACATAGCCTCTACGTTACTTTTCACTACATGGAATTCACGTTGCACAGCGGAAGTAGACAATTCCTTAATTTCCTTATAACTGGAGAAACGAGGAGTTATTATCCTATTAGTAGTAGCGAAATACCAGCCTCGAAACTGTGCTGGCGTAAATAGTGTGTTGCGACCAGCTTGTGTCGCCTGTTCCCAATAGTCTTTAGCTTCCTGAGCGAACCTTTGCTCCATGCCTGGCGGTACTGGTACAACGGTACATCTGCAGTTACAGACTTCGCTTGCTGGTAGGTTAGGGTCATGAGGTCCGTCGGCAAGGTAATCACCGACCTGGAACTTAGCATCGTGTGGGATGACTGTTCCATGTAGAGCCATGTGGTGAGGTCGTGCTGTCTTCACGATACCTGAATGTACCCACATCTTCTTAGCATCTGGCCGTATCTTCCCGTATTCACGGATCGATTGTAAAGCTGATAGATTGAGCAACCTTCCCGTCTCCGTGCGTGCGATCAACTCAGCTCTATACATCACGTCACGGAATATCCCACTATCAACCGTACGACCTATGAGTTGCATCATCCACTCCACGCTTTTGCCTGCAGCCAATCCCGTCCGTAACTGTATGAGTACCCTGCGTTGTGTATCCTGTGTGATGTTGCGTATCAGGGTCATCGTGTAGCGGTGCTGTAGGTCGAGTGCCTGTGGATCTATTGTACCCAGGAAGGCTGGATCTCTCACGTAAGCATTGACACCACTCATTATGTTCTCGGCACCACGTCGTATGTTATCGTCCACGTACGTGTACATCCGCTCTTCCAGCTCACGGAATAAGCGGTCGATACGTTCCTCCAACCTTGCCACCTCCTCAGGTGACCATATGGTTGCTATCTGCCCACGTAATTCCTCAATCCACTCGTTCAACAACCTGCGGAACTCACGGGGGCTAAAGATGATGTTCTGATTTTCACGCAAAATACGACGTATGTGACGCACATATTCGGGGAGTGTGGGCATTACCTACCCTCGACCAGCTCACGCACCTGCTGATAGATCCGTACGTTCTTAGCTATCCTCTGGGCTTCGGTCTCCTCAGCTTCAGGTGTGAGGTCGAACCCAAGATTTCTCAGCACACCAAGGAATACGGTCTGTGCCTGTTCGCTGGTCACCCATTCCATTGACTGGCCTATACTCAGAGAATTGGTTATCTGCAGCAGAGCTTGTGCAAGGTACGTAGCTACACGTGCACCGATGCGTGGTACCTGTATCTCATAGTTGAAGTCCTCGAACCCATGAGCCAACAGGATGTAGTTCACTATCTGGTACATTATGTCACGCCAGAACCCTTGCCTGTATGCGAATATCAGCTCAGTTGCCTGGTTCATCTCGCTGGCGGTGGCTCGGTTAACGTCCATGATGGCGTTCAACCAATGTTTCGGCACACCTGCAAGGAAGGCTATGAAGGATAACATCAGGTCAATTGCCTTCTCGAATTCACTTGTACCGAAGCTGGGTTGAATGATCTTCCAGCTCACCTTCTCGTTATGCACCTCAACGGTGTTGGGCTTTGGTGGTGATGCGTGTTCCTTTTTGTACTTCTCTATTGTGTCGTCATCTGCACCTTCGAGTGTCACGTCCCAGAGGATGCGGTTGCAGAGATCCATACGGTCGTTCATACGTTTGTATAGCCGTATTGTCTCATAGCAGGGTTCGGCTAACCACATGTACTCGGTGATACCACGATCGACGAAGCCAGGCATCGAGTTGACGTTGAAGTAGAACACCTCACCTACCAGTTTGTTACCTTCCCAATGTATGATCTCCAGTTCCGTATCATCGCTCAACACCACAGTTTTGGGGTTGTGGAGTGTGTCGAAGCGCACCTCCTTAATCGAAGTGGCTGGTATAAAGAACCATGAGATGACGTCACCTCGCTTCTCAGGTCTCAGGAATAGCTCACCCAACAGCAATAACTGTGTGTAGTAAAATGCTTGCCTGCGTCCCCACGGATGGATGGGGTTCTCCCACTCATCCTCGAGTATCGCCTGTGCTCGCTCAACGTTGGATGCCTCGGTAACCTTCACGGTGTAGCCAAACTGTATCGTAGTCTCCGCTATCAAGCTAAGCAACCGCCTTGCTACGGGATTAGCGAACCACGTGAAGACGGCTGCACGTTGTAGCTCCTCGATTGGCAACGGCATCCCCTCAACCCGTACAGCATCTGCTAACCGCCTGAAGCCTTTTAGGAAAAGTCTCAGAGTTTCCTGGTCAAGGATGGCTTCTCCCAAAGTTACATGCTTTTCCATATAGCCTCCTTATTCATAGTCTTGAAATTCCTCATCCTCTATGGAAGATGAAGCAGGTTTCAAAGTACGCAACCCCGTACTCTGTACCACGTACCTCATAGCATCCATTGCGTGGTCGAACGCCTTCACGGGTTTCTCAAGGATGTTGCCCTCTTTGTCCTGCTCAAACTTGTAGTTGCGGATCTCCTTTTTGAAGTTCTCACACTTATCGTAGATGTATATCTTGTACCCTTGACACAACCGTATGCCTTCCATCACTTGTCGTCGCTCAGCAGGCTTCGCATTCAACCCGTGATTGTACAGCTCCTGTATGCTGCCAGGACTGCTGGGGTCACAGTAAAGTGTGATGTTACGTGGCACTTGCCACCGTTCAATCATATCCTTGATTTTCTGAGCGAACTCATCGGTTGTGAGGTATCGCTGGTAGACCTCATCTATGATGTACATCTTACGTTCCTTGCGACCGATCAGCAACGCAACGCTGGGGTTCTCCCAACCGAAGTCCACACCAATATCCA